TACAAGCAATACATCAGGACAGGAATAACGAAGGAAGCATTAAAAGAGATATTGAATAAGGAAAGAGGATTAGGAAAGTACACATTGAAACTTGGTTGTGATATTGGGGGAGGAGGAGATCTAAATGTTTATGTCTTAAGGTTCGGTCCATTTGCCATTGTGGCAGGTTCTAACAAAAGTAATAACACAATGGTCAATGTCTCTGAAATAGAACGGCTAAAGGAAGAATGGGGCTTTGAGTGGGTAGATGTGAGCATAGATGATATCGGTATTGGTAGAGGAGTATCAGACAGATTGAAAGAGAAGGGCTATCGTGTCAATGCTGTTGATGTTGGAGCAAGGTCAAGATTTAAGGATACTTTCTTTAACCTCAAGGCAGAGCTTTACTGGGCCGTAGCAGATTGGATTAGAAGGGAAAATACCAGATTAGAGCAAGACGAACATTGGGTACAGCTTTTATGGATTAGATATACAACAACATCAGAAAGAACAGCGAAGATAGAGTCAAAGGCCGATCTCGTAGCGAGGAGTGGTAAATCTCCGGACTTCGCAGAAGCTCTTATGCTAACTTTTTATGAGAAACCTTTTATTGGAATAATATAAAAAAATAGATGAAGCTAACAAAGCATAAAATAGAAACAAGAGAAGAAGAAAAGTGGTTTAGTGTTATCAAGCAGAAGGCTAGAGAAATAAAGTTTGGTTGTTTGGATTTTAGTTTAGTAATTAAAGGTGGTCAGGTGGTTGCCTTAAGGGGCATTAAAGAGATTGAAACTTACAACATCTCTGGAAAAGAGTAATTACTCTTGACAGCATTTTTGATATTGCTATAATTATATTAAGAAAATATAAATCCTTGAAGAACAAGGATAGCCAGTCCCTAAATGGGCTAAATTGGTTATCCTTGTTTTTTTATTAAAATGGCAGAACAAAAATCATTATCAAACTCAATACAATCTTTCTTATCTAACTTTACCAAAAAGAAAACTTGGTATGGTTTGTTTAATTCAGCAACTTTCAATTACACTGATTACGAAAAAAGAAGTGGACTTGATTTGTATAAAATATCTCTTTACCTTAACAAGGCATTAGATAAGAGAGCCGAAAAGATTGGAAGCACAGAATGGATTGCAAGAAACACTGCCGGAGATGTTATTGAATATGCAGAAGGAAAAGGAGAAGCAGATTGGATCTATAAACTATTTGCTAAACCTAACTCTTTAATGACAGGTAAGGAGTTCTTTTCAACTTTACAGAAACAGAAAGATGCAAACGGAAAGGCCTATATTTTAACAATATCAGAAGTTAAAACTCCTGATTTAGAGTTTGATACACCTGCTCCTAAAACAGACAAGAAAAAGAAACCTATTAGTGAGATGTATCTTTTAAGTCCAGAGTCAGTGATTGAGAAGTATGACGAAGCTCTAACAAAGATTATCGGATATGAGTACAATACTAAAAATGGAATTATAAAATATACACCAGAACAGATTATCAGAATTGTTAGAATAGATCCTGCTAATCCTTTACAAGCCGAGAGCTTAATACAAAGTGGCAAGAAGGCCATATCAGTTGGTATTCAATTAGATGATTATCAAGCTAATGTTTTGAGGAACGGAGGAGCTATTAAGGGAATAATGAAATACAAAGGCGAGGCCTTGACCAAAGAACAGATTGAAGAACAGAAAGACAGATATAAGGAGCAGTATGCTGGAGCAGACAAAGCCGGAATACCTTTATTTATTGGTGGAGATTGTGATTATCAGAACATTGGATTAAACCCTGAAGAAATAGGATATCTACAAAGTAAGAATGCTAACCTTAATGACATTTGTATTTTAACAGGAGTACCTAAATCTATTTTAGGAAACTTTGACGAGATTAAGTACGATAATGCTAATGCAAGTATTAAGATATTTTTGAAGGAGGTTATTACTCCTCAAGCAGAGGAATTGAAAGAGGCATTTAATTGGACAATCATACCTGAAAACATTGACCTTGATTTTGTACCTTTTGTTGACGAAGAAAAAGAAACAATACAAAGTACAATTGAAGTTTCTAACAATTCTTATTGCTTAACTACAAACGAGAAAAGAAAAATGATATCTAAAATTAGTGGACAGGATCTACCTGATGTTGAAGGTGGAGATGAGATATTGGCTCCTTTCAGTTTAACTCCTATCAGTTCTATATCAGAGCCAAGCAAAGATACTACTGAAGAAGAAACACCAGAAGAAAAATCAGTTAAGATTAAATCTTTCAAACCTATTCTAAAAGAAGAAATGAGAGTTAACTATGCCAACACAATAAATAAGTACATAGACAAGAGAGCAATACAATTGCAAGAAGGTGTAGTTATATTTGCTAAACATCAGGAAGATAGAATAATGAAACTTTTAGGATTGGCTACAAAAGGAAAGAGCAAAGTTAAATTAGAATTAGACGGAGAGTTTGATGATGAAGTAGGATTAGCGATTAAGTTTATTACACCTTATTTAGAGGAGTTTATCAGCGATGCCGGAAACGGAGCATTAGACCTTTTAGGAATAGATAAACCTTTGGCCATGACAGAAAGAATGAAGAAGGTTATTGAGAAGAAAGCAAAGTTTTATGCCAAGACAACTACAAAGACAACTTTCAAAGAGTTAGAAGATACATTATCAGCCGGAGCAGAAGCAAACGAAACAATAAATCAATTAACAGACAGAGTTAAAGTAGTTTTCAACAAATTATCAACAAGCAGAGCAGAATTGATTGCAAGAACAGAAGCAACAACTGCAAACAACGACGGATTGCTTGAAGCATACAGACAGTCAGGAGTAGCAGAAGGAAAGGAATGGATTGCTGTTATGGATGACAGGACAAGACCGGAGCATGCTATGCTTAACGGAGAAATCGTAGGATTAAACGAAAACTTTAGTAATGGATTACCTTACCCTCAAGAATATAATTGCAGATGCGTTATCGGACCTGCACTTGAAGAATAATTAAAAATAAAAACATGAGTAAAAAAGACAATAACATTTATAAGATTAAGTTGTTCGGTAGAGATTACGAAATGAAGGTTGGCGAGAGAGTTGATGTTCAATTACCTATTAAGATGAAGGTAGTTGATAAAGAAAACTTTAGATTGCACATGATTGCATCTACTCAAACACCAGACAGACACGGAGATACAGTAATTCAATCTGGTGTTCAGATTGATAATTTTCTTGATAATCCGGTTATTCTTAATTCTCATAACTACGGAGATGTGACAGAGGTTATAGCGAGAGGAGAGAATGTAGAAACTAAAGGAAAGGGAGAAAAATCAAGATTAGAAATGGATTGGGTATTTGCAGTTAATGAAAATCCTAAAGCAAAAATAACATTTGATTTATATGCAGGAAAGTTTTTGAATGCTTCTTCAATAGGTTTCATTCCTCTTGAGTTCAAAAAAGAAAAAGACGGTACTGTTGATTGGTTTACAATTACTAAATGGGAATTATTGGAAGTATCTGCTGTATCTGTTCCTGCCAATGCAAGAGCTTTAGCAAAAAGGAAAGGAATAAATGTTGACGAGTACGAAGATGATGAAGAAGAAGAAAAGACAATATTAAAGAAAAAAGTTTTTAATTCTGAGACAGAAGAAGAATATTGCTGTGAGTGTGGAGTTTTATTAACGAAAGAAAATTATAAAGAGTTTCCGATAGCAGTTAATATTGTTGAATGTGTTTGCACAGATTGTTTTGAAAAGTTAACAAAAGAAATAGACGAGGAGGAGGAAGAAGAAGCTCCTGAAGAAGAAATAGAGGCAAAAGAAGAAGAAGGAGATGACCATGTTTTGACAGAAGAAGATATAAAAGAAAACCCTGAATTGACAGATGCCGGATTAAAAGTTGGAGATACAGTAAAATTGCCATTAAAGAAAGAGGAGGAAGAAGAAATAGACAATCCTGAAAAAGCGAAAGAAGATGCTTTGAATGATATTAAAGAGGAAGAAGTTAAGGATGAAGAAAAAGTAGAGACCTGTCCAATAGAAGGTTGCGAAGTTGAAAAGCAAGTCAAAGAAAAATTAGATACAATGTTAAAGTTAGTAAGAGACACTGGCGAGATATTAAAGGCCGAAACACTTCAAGAAGGAGTCCGAGCCGGTGTAAATAGATTGCTTAACAAAGCGATCAGAGAACAGGTTAGAATAATTAAAAATAATAAATAAACTACAATGAAAGTTAAAAGAAAAATCATTGAGAACGGAGTTGAAGTTGAGAAGGAGTTTGAATTATCTCAATCAGAAGAAGTTCTCTTGAACGAAACAAAGGCTATGGTCCTTGAGGCCTCAAAGCAAGTTGCAACTGATGCAATCGGTGCTATCAAGGAGGAAATGAGTAAGAAGTTCAAAGAGTTCTGCGAAGAACAGGCAGTTGCTATGAAAGCCGGTGCCGGTATCTATTCTGCTGAGGCCAAGAAAGACAGAAAGGCCATGAATGACAGATTTAGAAAAGGTATCACTGCTGTATTG